TTTTCATTTACAATAGAAGAAATTTCTTTCCCTTCAACAAAAGAAACTTTAGCTGCTAGTCCAGTTCCGCCAGATTCAGTTTGATCAAATACTAATCTATCTCCTACTTTATAAAAATCACCACCATTTAGAACCTTAATATTGTTAACTCTACCCCTTGAAACAGTTTTACTTACTACTTTCTGATTTAAATCGCCAGGTAAAGTAATATATGGATATCTAACATCTTTGTCAAAGAAATTATATAAAGTTGTATTTCTCTTATATTCGGTATTATTCAGGTCAAAACCATCTTGATTTGAATCTTTATCTATATTAAATTTAGAAGGAACAGAAAAATAATTATCACCAATTAAATATGGGAAAACTGGTCTTCTGTAATCCGAAAAAGGACCAGAAACATCTGCAACATCATTTATTGTTGCAAAATATGCATAAGTTCCCTTCGGGAATTCTGGGGTTATACAATATCTTCCATTGTTTTCATCAAGGACAGTATCATCATCAACTCTATAATAGGTATAATCCTCAACAAAATATCCTGCAGGATAATTTGGTGGTCTATTTTTTCTTAAGAGACCCTCATTATAATATCCACTCTTCATTCTTACTGCAACTCCACCACTCTTTGTAGAGTATCCATAAGGTCCATAAATGGGATTTCCATCATAAGCCCATCCAATTATTGGAGAGTGATTTACAGAATCAATTTCTACTCTATTAAAAGGTAAATCACTTGCACCATATTTTTTATCTCCCTCTGAATCAGTTGGAACTAATCTACTTCTTAAGTATCTTGGAGCAAAGATGTGCGAATACTGAATGCCATAATTTCCAAAATTTGAAGCAATAAGGACTCCATCATCCTTTTTGATTTTATCTAAAGAATCTTCAAATAAGTTAATTTTCCAAGATTGAAGGTGACCTTTAAATTTTGATTGGGAAAGAGATTCTGTCGAAACAATTCTAATGGTAGTAGTTTCTTTAACGTATCCTCTACCACCTTCGACTACGATAACCTTATCGAGTCGTCCATCACTTTTAAGAGTTGCAGTCAATACTGCCCCTGTTCCGTCTCCATCCACAACAACATCTGGAGGAGAAGTAAAGTCTTTACCTCTATTCAGAACGATTGCTTCCGTTATACTTCCATTATTAACAACGGCTGATATTTGAGTATCCTTTCCGATAGAAAAACCAATAATTGGAGTTCTTTCAAAATTTTGAATGTTGGTAACACCATATCCCACTCCACCATTTGAAATATGAATATTATCAATGGATCCTAAGAATTTTGGTTGAAGTGATGCAGCAAATTGATTGCCAATTGCAGTCTTACCAGTTAAAGTAACTTGAATTGGAGGATGATTAAAGATATGAGTTCCAACTCCAGAATTGGTTATATTTACATATTCTTTTCTATTCGCAAAGATATTAACTGTATTACCAACACCCACCTCTGATAGCGTAAAACTATCTTGGTCCAAAACTGTAGCAATGTAATCAGTATTTAATGAAAGACCTGTTATCTGGGTATCAGAACTTCCAGCAACGCCCATATATTGAATAATATCACCACTACTATAACCGTGATTTTTACTATTAATGGTGTTTGTTGCCGTATTAATTCCTGTATGTTGGCAGGTTACCTTTTTATTTGAATATCCTTCTCCAGGTTCAATAATACTAATAGAGTCTATTTGTCTCTTCTTAGTTACTGCTGTAAGACTATGAACACCATTTCCATATGCAGTAAATTCTACTGCGTTAATTCCTGCAACAGCATCGTTTCTAGTATTATATAATTTTACATTAGTAAGATCTGTTGAAGCAACAAAATATGTTGTATTTGTCGTTAAACCTGCAATTCCCAACTGATCATTAGTTTTATATACAACTTCTTCATAATCTCTAAATTTATGATAAGTTGTAAAACCGATGGTATCTGTATCCAGTCTAATAAATTTACTATCAAAGGTAGCAATATTATCTGTAGACTTCATGTTAACTAATACCGAAGCACCAGAACCATTTCCACCAGATATTTTAACCGTTGGAGTATCCTCGTAATCAAATCCTCTATCTACAATATTAATCTTACTTAAAGAACCAGTAACTCCAAGAAAACCACTAGCATGTTTACCTCTTTCATCATCTTCGATGACTAAATTGGGAGGATTAATAACATCAAATTGATTATCTGAAAATAATACATCAACACTCTTAATTTCTCCATAGTAAATATTATTCTTTGACTTATAATTTAAAATTTCTACACCATTCAATAACATTCCTGTCATTCCAGGAAGAGTTTTTATTTTTTCTGAAGAACTCTCTAATGGTAAAGGTATTTCTCTTAATAATTTTTGGTCTTCAAGGGTTTTTTCATGATATTCATAAAGTTTAACTTTATTATCCTTTACTGTAGTTTGTCCAAAAGTGACGTACTTCTGGAAGAAAATATTTTCTTTACTTAAAGAAAATTTTACAGTAAAATCATTAATCTTTTCAATATAGTAAATTCCTTCATCAAATAACTTGGACCCTTCAACTTTTTGAGTTACATAATTGAAATTTTCATCAATAACTTTCTTTTCAATTACTTCTGGATAATAATAAACTTTATCTCCAGTTTTTAGTTTATGCTCCCTACCAAATGTGACTTCTGTCCCTTCAAAAGTTCCATCGATACTTAGAGAAATGTCATTTATTGCAATCGATTCTGATGGTATTGAAGATGATGCGATTAAAAGACTATTTCCATCCTTCGTATATACATTCTGGACATTTGCTTGATAATTATCAACATGAGGAAATGTAGGAGATACTCCCTTTAAAATATTTCTCTTAAGAGTGTATATTCCACTCAATGATAAATCTTCAGTTGTTCTGATATTTACAGATTTTTTATCAACGATTGATTCAATTTTTCCAGATATAGATCTATTTGCATTATCAATTATTTCAATATTATCATCCTTAATAAGATAATGATCATTATTAAGATTAATGCGATATACTCTATCTGCTAAATCAATAGCACTCAAAGAACTAACGGTAAATAACTTTTTGTTATTATAAATCCATTCATTAAATTTAAAACCATTTCCTTCATATCCAAGAGTTTTAGCTCTTGAAGTAATATCTTTGATATTATAAAATGATTTTTTTGGTGTATTTACTTCTGAGATAATAGAAGATATGTTGCATTCAACTTTCTTTCCATTTATTGTTGCATATGCAAAAGTATCTTTATCTGTTATATTTTCTTCTTCTTCAATTTCTTTGTAAATATATCCAATATCTCTAAATTGATTAATAGTTTTGGAACCATAATACAAAGTACCAGAACTGCCATCACTATAGTTAAAAGAAATATTTCCCGTATTAGCAAAACCTACGGTTGATTCTACATCAAGATAAGATGATCCAATAGATACTGGATTTACAAGTTTTGTTTTAGGAGTTACCTTAAAATCTCCATAGACTGCGCCATCAAATGTAATGTCTTTATTATAACCAGCATCAATATCTAATCTATAATATAGTTTAGAATCTTTTCCTACGATTCTTTCTGCATATGTAATAGGAGCATACGATTTTGTAGGAAAGTCTTGAAATAATGTAATATTTTGAATATTATCAAACTCACTTTCATTGAGAGTTGGATCTACAACAATACTTTGTACTTTATTAAATTGTGCATCAGATGGTCTAAAGAGTAAATCTGCAGGATTTACTAACTGAACATTTACTCCATAGAGTGCTTTAAATAAAATTTTAAACGACTCTTCTGTACCCTTTGATGCATAAAAACTTCTTACTTGTTTTAAGAAGGTATTTTGATTTAATCCAGAATAAAATTGNCTATCATCAAATCCTAATGCAATTTCATTTTTAGTTTTATTTAAAAATTCTGCTAAAAATAGCACACTTAAATTTAAAACTTCAGCACCATTTACATGAACTTCAGCATTTGTAGATTCAAATAAAACTTCATCTGGAGAATTGTTTTTGGAAAGTTCACAAATACCGCTAAATCCTCTAACACATCCAGTAAAAGAACGTTCTGTTTTTCCAGTATAAGTGATGATTTCATTATCAATCTTCAATAACCCATAAGAATCTGGAAATCCTGTTGTATCAGAAACTTCAATCTCCTCTGATGTTACATTAATTGATGTTGAAAGAGTGGTAGAATATACTTGATTAGTAAAAGAATCAATTTTTAAATATCTATCAATATTACTAATCAAATCAATAGGACCACCTTGATATTCCTGTCCCTTGTAATACTCTTTTAAAAATTCAGTTATCAGAGGAAAATCTGTCCTAACATAGTCAGGAACTTGACTTTTAACAATTGTGGAAAGTTGAACTCTTTTTTCTGTCATTTTAATTTAAGTATTAGTATCCGCTGCTGTAACCGCTGCCACCGGAAGAACCGGAAGATGAAGAGGAGGAAGATGTGGAAGAGGAGGATGATGTGGAAGAGGAGGAGGAAGATGATGTATTAGTTGTAGGTGAGACGCCAGTGTTATAAACACTTGTTCCAGTAGTGTTAGTTGCTCTTGCCTGTGCTTCAGAGAGAGGAGTGGATCCTGCTCTTCCGCCAGATCTAACTAAGTTACCATTTGCGTAACTAGAAGATGAAATATATGTAGATGCCGAAGAATCTAATCCAGAAGAAATATCATCAACTACCATATCAAAAGTACTGTTTCCAACGTCTAATTGCAAATATAAGTCTTGGAGACCTATTACATCATTAGACTTTGGTGTTGCAGATATTTCAATAATAGGTTGACCATCACGTATCTTTCCTGAAGTTATATTTACAGGATTTAGAGTTACGATTCCATTTACATAATCAATTGTTCCAACATTTCTCTTTACAATCGTAGGATTTTGGGATGTTAATGTCGGAACAGTAAAGAAGAACAAATCTCCAGTTTCATTATTAAAGTTTGGTACATCACCAAGATACAAGGTTTCTTGTATTCCACTAACAGTAAAACCAGAAGATTTTATGTTATATCCTTCAAGACTCTTGATGTGGAATTGATTACCAAATCCAATGGAGTATTCTGCAAAAGTATTTAAGACAACTCTCAAATCTCTTCTTATACTAATAGTAGTTATATTAGATGTAATTGCCCGATTACTGTCATCAATGATTCTTTGGAACTTGGAATACTTAAATCTTGCTCCATACTTATTTAATTCAGTGGATTCTCCATATTTTTGTATGTTATTTTGCACAATTGAAGAAACATACTGTGAAGAAGGAGTTAAATTTGAATTATAATAGACTTTTGAATTAACTTCAATATACAAATACTTTAAATCAAGAATTTCGGTAACAATTCCTGCTACAGAGTATCTTTTGAGTTCTTTTTTAATGTTTTCTTTGATCAAATTTGGTAAAAAATCGCCAAATTTAGGTTTTATGCTGATAAAAACTTTTCCATATTGTGGAGGGACTAATTCTTCGCCCCCAAAAACAGAAATTGACTCAGTTTCAGTATAAATTCTTGAAGGAATTAAAGTTTCATAATCTGAAGACGTAACTGCTCTATTTTGAGTCGCAAATGACCTTGGAGCAAATTTTTTGATAGATTCTACACTCTCAATATTTTCTCCACCTGAAGAAGAAACCCCAGTTGTTAATAACGAGATTCCATCAGATACAATATATTCAATGGCATTTCTTTGATACGTAATTCTTCCATTAAATGTAAAATTACTGACTCCATTACCACTGTCGCCACTAGATCTAATGTAATTTACTGTAATTTCATTACCATCTTGTAGTTTTTGTGCAAAAATACCATCCCCAAACAAAAGTTCATACCTTTCATCTTCTACTTCTTGTAAAAAGTATGTTTTTGAGTATTTGTTGGCACCAAATAAGTTATCTTGTCGTGTATACCGTGTAGATGCTGTCGCAGTTACACTATCTTTGACAAAAACCGACATTAAATCAGTATCAATGCCGGAATTTGGCAAAATAAATTTCTGATTATAATCTCTAGTATTATAAACAAAGGTCTGTGTCAATAATGGACCTTCATAAATGGGAATATTATTGAAAATTGCAATTCCATTAGAAACTGGAACTGTAATATCGTCAATAATTGAAAAAATAAAGGAAGAATTGGCAAAACTTCCTGCTGAAGTTGCAATTGGACCCTTTCTAAGAGTTAAAGAGACGGGTGGAGGAGAGATACTAGCAACATTTACGAAAAAACTGACCGTTGCACGCGCTGCTTTTCGCGATTTTGGTAAATATCCAATATTTCTTGCGATAGAAACTACATTTTCTCTCAATGTAGCACTATCAAGGAACACTTCGTTTGCCACCATGTTGGCATTATACGAAGTGATGTATGTATTATACGCTAAAACGTCAAGTATCGATGACAGGTTAGAACCCTCAAAGTCATAATCCGTAAAATTGGAGTTTGCCTGAAGATAATCTTTGAGTGATTGCTTAACCTGATCGAAATCTAGGTTAGAAAAATTTGTTAACGGCATTTTTTACCTAGTTGCTTGCAAAATAAAACTTATTTGTTGTGGATCAACGTCTGCTCCGATTATACTATAAGAAATTTCAACATCATATCCATTACTTTCAAAGTCAGGAACAACAATCACATCAATAAGACGGATTCTTGGTTCATATGTTTCTAATGAATACTTAATTTGGTCCTTAATTACTGCTGCAGAAGTCTCATCTAATAGTTCAAAAAGAGAATCATTGATATTTGTTCCAAAATCTGGGTTAAACATCTTTTCACCAGGAACTGTAAAGATAATATTCCTTACAGAACGTGCAATTGCATTCTCATTTTTAAGGGCAATTAGGTCATTACTCAGGGGACTAACCTGAAATGACATACTAACGTCTTTAAATCCCTTACTAACCCTCTCTAAAGGCACTCTAATACAGCAATTATGAGTTATTTATGACCAACGATCGATCATTTCTTGAGATCTTTGTTCCCTTACACGCTCCTCTCTTGCCTTCTTTAAATACTTCTCACTTTCGACCTCTGTAATTAAGGTCATTCCATCCTCAATAAAGGATTTTGACTTATCTACTGAACCGTCGAGGTGCTGTGGATGACTCATGATACCCTTTTTGAGTTATTTATTGGGTATCTAACGGTCTGTCTTGAGACTTATACATCTCAACTGGGTCTTCATTTACACTAAATCCATCTGCTTTGATAATTTCTTCACGCTCTTTTG